TTGTTAACTGTAATAATTCTACAGCGATGAAATCGTCTTCGAACCACAAGAAATCATTAATAGCTGTCTCTGTAGCATCGGGCATGCACTCGTTTATATGCTCTTCAACCACATCACATTTTTGGGGTAATTGAACCAGCTGTTAATAAGCACAAGGCCGACATTATCAAAAAGTGAGCTGTTATGTATAATTGTTTCTAAATAAGTGTTTAATCCATCAGACATTACCAAATTTATCGAGTCAACCTCGTTTCTAATTTCAGTATCTATTATAGGCATGGTTGCGCTCCTTTATTATTCTATTATTGGTAGTCTGCTAACTATTGGTAACAATGAGTTATATAGCCGCTCCGCCGTATAACTTTTATTAATCCTATTGTTTAAAGCGACTTTATAATTGTTATTGGCGGGTTTTGTAGCGGCTATAAGTAGCCCGCCATCATGTTCTGGTTTAGATTCGATATAATATAAATGATAATCACTATATTTATTCTTTAATTGTTTAACGGACCATTCTTTGCAAATAGTATCTAAATTGCTTTTATACTCTGATAGTTTCATACTGTTAGCTCCTTTCTGTATATTATAAGGTTTATGGTTCCTTCAATGTCATCTACTATTATAAATACCGGGCCGTCTGTATGGACCTTACATGTTTTGCCGTGCAAATCCAAGTAAGAATAACCGTCATTAGTTTCAAACCGTAGCGAGCTTATTGTTTTGTTCTTTAATACCCGGCGGCCTTTACTGTCTATTGTGGGGGCTACCTTGCGGACGTGTTTTAATATCCCTGGAAGGTCCTTTCTATTCGTCCAGGTGCTCCCAAGGTAATCAATGCCTTTTGTGGCGTGTTGGATAAATTGTGCCTTAGTTATTGTTTCCATGTTATATACTCCTTGTTAAATGGTTTATGTATCGTTGTAGCATACCGGCATACTCCGCGCGGGTAATTAAACCAACTTCCCATTTTGCGAGTAGTAGGCGGCGTTTGATTCTTATTAGTCGTTTTTGCATGCTGTCTCCATTTCATATAACTCATTAGCTAACTGGCTGAGGGCTTCAATCAATTCTTTTTTACTGTATTTAATTAATTCAAGAGTGTTCATATCCACTATTTCCATGTAATCTTTGTTTTTTAATGTTTCCATGCTGTCTCCTTTATTTGTTTTATTAATCATAGGTACCTTTATATTATAGCCTGATAATACTGTCAAACTCTGATTACAGTGATTACACTTAATTAGCGGCAAATATACGAATATATGGTCACAAATGCAACTATTTCCATATATTTCCTTCTTTTTGCGCCTGTTTTTAATGTTCCGGGCCTTGCGCTAAGCTTTTCCCGTATCCGTCCGCTACGCGTAGCGGTCACCTGTAGAGGTCGTAGCGGTCAAGCGGTCACCTGTAGCGGCTACAAGCGGTCAAGCGGTCGTGGATTTTAACCCGCCGCTACAGTTTGGGTTAATCGTAGCCGCTACAAGCGGTCGAGCGGACACCTGTAGGTCGTAGCGGCTACGCGTAGCGGTCAAATGGTCGTCCGCTACGTCGTATCGGTGCGCCTGGCGCGGTTCTTGGTTAAGGGTATTTCCAAGAGGGTATTAACCATGCGGGTTTACGTGATTTAGCCTGTTTTTACGAGTTGGTTAAGGGTATTTTTTGGGTTAACCCTATCGGTGCTGTGGGCGCGGGTCTCCGCCGTTTTGCAGATTTACTCCGTTTTGTTAAGGGTATTGACGTATGGTGCGCCGGGCTTGCGTCTCCACGATTTTACCCCAATACCCTTAACAAACAAGTCGGTAGCTGTGCGCACGGTGCGCGCCGCTACAGGTGACCGCTTGACCGCTACGGCACTTACTGAAACTACAGAGTTTCGACTGAGAAGTTAAGGGTATTGGGTTAAAAGAAGAAATAGAGGGTAGTAAGAGTATGATGAATAGGGGCTTTACAAGATACCCTTGACCAATACCCTTAACCAAATTCGTAGCGGTCAGTGAATTGTGTATAACCGCTCCTGGTGCTGGTCTCGGTAAATACCCTTAACTTTACCAATTTAATTGGTTAAGGGTACTTGACACGACTGAACATATAGTTCACGCTCATATGTGATCATTAATGGACTAAAGGATTGACCAGGTATGGGCAGAGTAGACGTTTCAAAAGCTTTGGAGCTTAGAGTAAAGAAAGGCTTGTCTTACACTGATATAGGTAAGCATTTTGGCGTTACTAAACAAGCGATACATATGGCTTTGAAGCGGTTTAACCATCTTATACTGGACAATGGAGAGCTGGAAGCCTATAGGGACCACAAGGCTACGGTCCTGGAGAGTGTAGAGGCCACGTTACTTAATGATCTTGTCGACGACGATAAACGGCAAAAGGCAAGCCTCAATAACACCGCCTACGCGCTGTCTCAGGTCTCTAACATGACCAGATTAGAGAAAGGACAGAGTACCACTAACGTGGCTTATCAAGACATGAATCAAACACTGGAAGACCTACAGCGCCAACGGTTACAGCTTGAGGAGGCGTTGAATGAATTTTAGTTGTATATACAAGCGGCGGCTGGACGGCTGGGGCGAGGGGTGGAGATCGGGGCTATATGTACACCCGGCAACCCCCCTCCCCCCTTGCTATTCTTTATTAGTGCGCACCAGCACCACGAAAATTTATAAAGGCCGCTACAAGCGGCTATAGGAGACCAACAGCATGGAGCAGGCCACGGTGAGTATAAAAATATTTAGCGGTGATTACTCTGTAGAGATGTGGGAAGATATAAATAGCGCAAAGACAGTAGAAGACCTACGGGACGCGCTGTATGGAGTTTGTTGTAGACTACAGGAGTTAGAATCAAAATATGATGACCCGGAAGGCTTTAAAAAATATATAGGAGCATAACACATGGCAGACAACTCAGGTAAAAGTAAAAAACACGAGTACGAGGGGACAGCACCCCCACGACCAGCGACCAATTCAGCACCCGCAGCACCTAATAACACACTCAGCTCCTCATACATAGGGGATGCTGGGAACAAAAGATTTAAATCAGCATTAGACGCGGCTGGAGACATAGGCCCCCGCAAGAAAAAGGACTGATATGGCAGAACGACAGATAAGAGACTTGGTTATAACAGAGGAGCGTCTGCTTGAGCTACTAACAACACCCTCACTATGTGCTAATCTCCCTGTTGGAGCTAAAGTATTACATATGTTCTATGATGAGAAAACAATGTCGTTAAGAATACGTACAGAACATGAATCATACTGTCGTAAACTTGAAGGATCAGAAATATACAGGGAGTCAGCAGCGTAATGACCACACTCACAGAGCTACAAAAGACGCCACACTCATCACGGAAAGGTACTATGCGTACTATCCCGGGTGCGGGCAAAAGGCTACCAAAGCCAGACCGCTCTGTGTTAGAAGCTAAACTGCGTCAGGTCGCTGAGGCCGAGAGTAAACTCATGCAGGAGATGGTGGAGTACCGTAAGGGGAATCTCATAGAGTTCTTCACCAAGCCGAATCCAGTACAGGAGAAGCTATTAACCGCCTGGGACAACCCGGAACTGAAAGTATTTACTTTTACGGGAGCGAACAGGATTGGAAAAACGACGATTGGCGCGGTTCTTGCCATTTCCACAGCCCTTGGGTACTATCCGTGGGATAAGGACCACCCGATGATATTCCCCCACAAGAAACCCCGGAAGATACGTTACGTCGGGCAGGATTGGGAGAAGCAGATCAAGGCTGTTGTGGTGCCTGAGCTTAACAAATGGTGGCCTGAGAGGCGTAAAGTCGATAAGAAAAAGAATAACAACGGTGTGGAAGCCCTCTGGACGGACAAAGAGAGCGGTAGCACCATAGAGATAATGTCAAACCTACAGGAGTCGGAGCTACATGAAGGATGGTCCGGTGATCTGGTTATATATGACGAGCCTCCCCGCAGGAGTATTAGAGTGGCGAACGCGCGTGGTCTTATCGACCGTACGGGCCGAGAGCTATTCTGCATGACTCTACTAAAAGAGGCGTGGGTAGACCGAGAGGTCATTAAAGCCACAGATGAGACTGGTAGACCTGATATGACCGTGTTTAACGTACATGGGGACATATCTGTGAATGTAGGGTTTGGAATCACGGAAGAAGGAGTGCAGCAATTCGCAAAAACACTGACCGAAGAGGAAAAAGAGGCGAGACTACGCGGTATTCCTTCCTATATGAGCGGCTTAGTGTACCCGCAGTACGACAGGCGGGTACATTTAGTTGAGCGCTTCCAGGTTCCGATAGACTGGATGGTAGATGTATTGATAGATATTCACCCACGAGAGCGACAGGCTGTATTATTTACAGCTACAGCCCCTGATGGCATGAAATACATTGTGAATGAGATATGGGGGCATGGTGATGGTACTTGGGTAGGCAAAGAGATAATCAGATGCACCAAGATGTGTACTTATAGAATCAATAGAATAGCCATAGACCCACTGTCCAAGGGGGATAAGAACAATCCCAACACAGTATTTGATAAAGTATCTATGGTCATGTGGCAATATGGGTACGTGCTTGAGACCGCATCTAAAGACAAGACTTCGGGTATTCTGATGGTGAGAGACCACCTGGAAGGGCCGAACAAACAGCCATCGTTATTTATATTCAACGACCTCGTGAGGACTATTTTCGAGATGGAAGGGTATATGTATGATAAAGACACACAGAAACCAATGGATAAAGACGATCACATGATGGAGAACCTGTACAGAACGATGCTACTCGGCACAGAGTGGGAAGAGGTATATATCCACGACGAGGACGAGGACAGCATAGCGTACATGGGCAATTCAGACTCAGTAGGAGGATACGGATGAGTGAGACAGACGGCTTGCAGATACATCTTTTAGGGTTTTGCCCATTATCAGCTTTTGGTATAGATACGGAAGATAATGGGTGCATAGAAAGCGGAAGACAATTCCCAGACTTAATGTCTGTAAACCCGGCGGTAAGTGAATACTCGCAAGTCGGGCCTTGGCATATGGAGTGGACTATTGAGAGACGACTTGGCCAAAGGGTTACAAAGAAATTAATGGAGACCACCGAATAATGGACATCCCAGCATTAGATAAATTCATGGCGAGCGAGAATATAGCCGAGGGTATGGAAGACAGCGAGTTAAGTAAGATAGGCATGGACGTCACTCGTGAGTATAAGATAGACCTCGAGTCTCGCAGCGAGCGGGACAAGATTAACGATGAGGCCATGAAGTTAGCCAAGCAGACCTATGAAGAGAAATCATTTCCGTGGCCTAAAGCTGCTAATGTTAAATACCCACTTATCACTGTTGCGTCTATACAATTTGCGAGCAGGGCTTTCCCAGAGATTGTGCCTGACGACAAGATAGTTAATTTTAAAATAACAGGAGAAGATCCCGACAAGGCGAAGGAGCAACGGTCGGAACGTGTAGGCAATTACATGAACTACCAGCTCACAGAAGAGATGACAGGGTGGCTCGATGGTACAGACCGTATGCTCCACGCGCTTCCAATAGTCGGAACTTGCTTCAGGAAAATATATTACGATGCCCTAAAAGGGATAGTCGTATCAAAGTATCTAACGTATGAAGATGTTGTGGTACACGCGAAAGCAGAGAAGCTGGAGACAGCAAGGCGCGTAACCCACAGGGTCTATAAATACGCAAATTACGCAAAAGAGATGATGGCCGCAGGGCTGTGGGTCGAGTATGACTTAGGGCAAGCTAATCCGGAAGACTCCGAGAACGATGATGTGGATGCGCCACATTTATTTTTAGAACAGCATAGGTGGTTGGACCTCGATAAAGATGGGTACGACGAGCCATATATAGTCACGGTACACGAAGAGACGAACCATGTTATGCGAATCGTGGCAAGGTATGATGTGGACGGTATTAAATTGAAAGATGGTAAGCTTGTACGAATAGAGCCATTACAGTATTTCATTAAGTACCCGTTCATACCGAGTCCCGATGGCGGATTTTATGACATAGGATTTGGGACACTATTGTATCCTGTGAACTCTTCTATTAATGCAGTAATAAATATGCTACTGGACGGAGGGACTCTATCTAATACGGGTGGTGGTTTCCTTGCCCGTGGTGTTAAGCTCAAGGCGGGGGCGGTTACATTTAAGCCCGGTGAGTGGAAAACAACCGACGTAATGGGGCAGGATTTACGAGCAGGGGTACTGCCTCTACCAATAAGAGAACCTTCTCAGGTGCTGTTTCAGTTACTTGGGCTATTAATAACAGCAGGTAAGGACATATCATCGGTGCAGGAGGCTATGGCGGGTCAGAAACCTGGAGAAAATGTATCCGCGGCCACAGTTACAGCACTGATAGAGCAAGGATTAAAGGTGTTCAGTGGGATATACAAACGTATATACCGGTCACTGAACGACGAGTTAAAGCTAATATTTAAGTTAAACGCTAAGTATGTGGATGATAAGAAGTATTTTGATGTGGTAGATCAGGAAGTATCAAGGGAAGATTTTAATACTAAAGACTACAACATCCAACCATCTGCAGACCCGGCATTCTCATTAGACGCCCAGAGAGCATCACAGGCACAGGCGCTAATGGATATTTCAGGCAGACCGAACGTAGATGAGGATGCAATAACAGCGTCCTTCATTAAGGCAGTTAAAGCACCAGACAACATATTACTACCGGAAGACCAGAGGCCAGAAACACCCCCGGATATGGAACAAGTAAAAATGGGGATGGAGCAAGACAAGTGGGCTATAGAAAAAGAGTCAGCAGAAATAAAACGCATGATACTTTTTGCAGAGCTTGAGAAATTAATTACAGATTCTATTCTCAACATAGCAAAAGCGGAAGGCGAGGAAGAAGGCAAACAGTTAGATCAGTATAGGACTTTTTTACAGGAAATGGGAACTAAAGTGAAAGGAATGAGGGATGGGGTTAACAAAGGAGGAGTTCGGGGAGTGGAAAAGCAACCCGGTAACACAACAGGTAATGGCGCAAATCAGGGATCAGGTGGAAATGTACCGCCACCAGCTCAATAGCGGTGGAACGCTAAAAGGCGACAGCAGCACAGCAGAAGAGACGGCAAGGGTGGTAGGCGTATTATACGGGGCAGATTTAATATTACAAGTGAGGATGGCAGACGATGAAGAATAACAGCGGGTTACAGCCAGTTGAGTATAAAATCCTCGTGGAGTTAGATAAGATAGCAGATAAGACCACAGGTGGATTGTGGATACCGTCGACGCTCGTAGAAAAACAACAGATGGTTCAGGTAGAAGCGGTACTAATAGCAACAGGTGGAAACTGTTTCAACGATTGGGATGGGGACAAACCAGTAATAGGCGACCATGTGTATGTAGGCAGAGCGGCAGGGTATCAGGTAACAGGCACAGACGGAGAGAAATACCAGTTAATGAACGACAAAGACATAGCAGCAATTATAAGGAGTAAGTAATGGCAGAAGCTAATGAAGGAACCCCGATACCGGGGGAGACAGAAGATAAGGCAAGACGCATGGGCTGGGTAGACGAGCCTGAGTTTAAAGGCGACAAAGACCGATGGGTTAGCGCGGATCGTTTTCTTGAACGTGGAGAGAATGAGCTTCCTATTATGCGGGAGCGCATGAAGAAAATGGATGGAACGATAGTGGGGCTTAACAGCACCATCAAAGGAATGAACAAAACATTTGCAGATTTCCAGACGTTCCAGAAAGACAGCAACACCAGGGCGTATAATAGGGCGCTTAAAGAGATCACAGACAAGCAGCGAGAAGCTGTGGAAGAGAAGGACATAGAGGGTTTCGATAAGCTTGAAGAAGAGAAGATAAAACTTGCAGAGACGATACCGGTTGTGCCAGAGGCTGAGGTAGGCGACCCGGTGGATGAAGCGGCATTTAACGCGTGGGAAGGAAATAACGCGTGGTTCAATGAGAACCTTGAGATGCAGCAATATGCGGTTCACTCGAGCCATTTCCTCAAAGATAGTAGAGGACTGGTAGGGACAGAGTTATATGACGAGATTACAAAGGAAGTCAAGCTCAGATTCCCAAAAGAGTTCGAGAATAAAAACAGGCAGGCTCCGACTACTGTAATAGACGGGGACGACAAGGTAGTAATACCGCAACCAGGCAAACGGACTTATAGCAATTTACCAGCGGGCGCTAAAGAGGCCTGCAATAATTTTGTTAAAACAATTCCGGGCTACACAAAAGAGAGGTATTTAGAAGATTATGAGTGGGAATAAAAAAGCAAGAGCGAAAAGAGTACCGTTAGGCGCACCACGCTTGCGCCTCGCCGTTGAAGAGAAACCAGGTTTTAAAAGACGCTGGATAAATGACAAAGACGGTAGGGTATCTATGGCTATTGAAGGAGGCTACAGTCTGGTAGCACGAGACGACGCTGAATTTAAAGACGAAGATACGGCTAACAGAAATGATAGCCTAAACAACGCAGTGAGTAAGGTTGTGAACGCTGACGGAACTAAGGCATATTTAATGGAGATCAGTGCGCCGATGTACGTATCGGATCAGTTGGCAAAGCACCGATCAATAAATGAAACTGAAAATGCCCTCCGAGGAGGAGCCGATGAACCTGGACAAAATGCAGGAGCGCGGGGAAGATATATCCCAGAGGGGGGTATAAGCATAGAAAAAGGATAGATTATGGCTAACAAAGATGCACCTTTAGGCTTAATGCCTATTAAACATAAAAATGGCGCCCCTTACAATGGGGCATATAACGAGTATTACCTAAGATCGGATTACAACACAGCTATGTATGTTGGCGACCCTGTGATTATAACAGGTACGGCAAATACAGAGGCGTTCCATGGTAATGCACCTGGGACGTTGCCTACTGTAAATAAGGCTACGGCGGCTGGTGGGTATATCACAGGTATTATAATTGGGTTCAGCCCATTACCTACTGATTTAACCAAGACTTACAATGAGGCGAGTACCGAAAGAATTGCATATGTTGCGGATGATCCTGACCTCGTATTTGAATTACAAGAGGACAGTGTAGATGGCGCGCTTGCGGTTACTGATGTAGGGAATAATGGGGACATGATTTTTGGTTCTGGTTCGACAACTTCTGGCAAGAGCGGGGTGGAGCTTGATAGCTCGACAGTGACTACTACGGATGCATTAAATTTAAAGATATTAAGACTTGTTAATAGGGTCGATAATGCTATTGGTGATAACGCAAAGTGGGAAGTTATGATAAACCTACACACACAACGATACGCAACTGGTATCTAAAGGAGAAATAATATGGGCGTTATAACAACAAGTAATCATCCAAAAGCACTATGGCCGGGAGTTAAAGCCTTGACACACAGGGCCAATATATAGTAATGTATATTGAGAACGCATTTAATTGCTGGGAACTCCAGTTAATGGACAATCAGCAGGGAAGGCAGTATTGAAGAACTTACTAATATATAGAATTACCAATATTACTAATGGCAAAGTCTACATAGGACAGACTACACAAGGGCTGCGCCAACGTAAAATGGAACACATTTGTAGGTTCAACCTCGGTAAGAGAGACCACAAGATATATTTGGCCATGAGAAAATACGGAATAGAAAACTTTAAATTCGAAGCACTCTGCAATGTGTTTGATAGAGAGCAGCTGAATGATTTAGAAAAGTTTTTTATAAAAAAGTATAACTCATTTAATAAAGGTTATAATATGACTGTTGGTGGTGACGCTATTTCAGAAGCTACGATAGAAAAAATAAGAAAGGCTATGCTCGGGCGTAAGATAACTTGGTATGATAAGATAATTAAATCAAGGAAATTAAATCCGAATAAGAAGGACCCTAAAGAGTTTGTACCTAAAGGTGAGGATAATGTTAATTCTAAAACATACGTTATTACTTTTCCTGATGGTAGCTCAAAGCGCATTACGGGTCTTAGAGCTTTTTGCGAGATTCATGGTTTGAAACATTACGCCATGTTCCATATTCTATCTGGTAGGCAAAAGAGTCACGGAGGCTTTTCAATATCTGCAACCTTCAACGACTATCCCGAAAGGGAGTACACTCAAGTGAGTGGAAAAGGTGCGTATCCTGTAGCTCTTACAGGATAAAGATATAGTCTGTTCTGCATGGTAACATGCAGCAGTCGGGTAACGACGGGGGCAAACTAACGACTTGCTTCGAACACAAAAGGGTGGGGCCGATCGTACGATGAGCATAAAGAAGAGTATAAAGACCTGTTCGAGGTTGAAGGGTCTACTCGTAACTACGAGGAAGATGTCCAGGTAACTGGCTTTGGTCTTGCGCCAATAAAAGCGCAGGGTTCAAGTGTGTCTTATGACACAGAGACTCAGGGGTACACTTCTCGTTACACGCATGTAGCTTATGCGCTTGGGTTCATTTGTACTTATGAAGAAATCAGAGACAACCTATACGAAGTGGTTGGTAAGCGTAGAGCGATGTCAAATGCGTTTTCACAACGCCAGACTAAAGAGATTGTTGGAGCTAATGTTTATAATCGTGCGTTCAATAGCGATTATACTTTCGGTGATGGTAAAGAGCTTCTTGCAACAGACCATCCGTCTTCAGCAGGAACGTGGAGTAATGAACTTGCGACACCTTCCGATCTGAATGAGTCCTCTCTTGAGGATATCTGTACTCAGATTATGCAGGCGACTAATGACAAAGGGCTTAAAATTTCTTTGATGGCTAAGAGTTTGCATGTCCATCCGAGCGATTGGTTCGAGGCTAACAGGATTCTCAAATCTACACTTCAGAATGACACAGCGAACAACGCAGTTAATGTACTGAAAATGACTAACGCGATGCCTGAAGGTATCAAAATTAACCATTATTTTACTGATTCGGACGCATGGTTCGTAAGAACTAACGCGCCCCGTGGTATGATAATGTATCAGAGAGACAGTTACAGACTGAAACAAGACAATGATTTCGATACAGACAACGCGAAATCCAAGTCTTATGACAGATACTCTGTTGGTGCTACAGACCCTCGTGGTTTGTATGGATCGGCTGGAGCCTGATAACAATACTGGTGACGGGCGCGAGTCCGTCACTGCTCTAAATTAAGGAGTGGTATGATGGGTGGATATAAATTTGGTAAAGGGATTCCCACATGGAATGGCGTCCCTATGATAAGCGGATTACCTGTAACTGAGGGTAAATATTTTTATGTGAATTATGGAACCGGTAGTGATGGTAATAGAGGGACAAGTATTGACCGTCCTTTCAAAACCATAGACAAAGCTTACGACTCCGCTACAACGAACAAAAACGATGTTATTTGCTTGATGGGTAACTCAAGCCATGTCTTGACTGAGATGTTATCAGTTACAAAAAATAGGGTACATTTCGTTGGGTTAGACGGTAGTGGCGGGCGACCTTATGGGCAGAACGCTAAAGTCCAGTTGGGTATCACGGGTGTTGCGACCAATCTTGGTACAATGCAGAACACTGGTGTAAGAAATACTTTCAGTAACATTAAGTTTATAAACAGTGACACCGTAGCAGAAGGTCTGTTTACTGTTGTAGAGGCCGGTGAGTATGCTAAATATTCACAGTGTGAGTTTTATAAATCCTCGCATTTAGACGCTTCACTTGCGGCTGAACTTGCTTGCAACAGTGACTCTGGTGTATTTGAGGACTGTACTTTTGGTTCGACGGCTAATGTTATTACGGCGGGAGCTATTATTAGACCGTGTGTTATGCTAACAAAAACCCTTGTGGCTGGTAAGTTTGCACGTGACGTAACCTTCAGGGACTGTAGATTTTGGAGGGTGGCGTCTAATGCCGCCAATGCTTTCGTGTGGTCTACTACTGCGACTGACGTTGAACGGGTAATTGAGTTCAGAGACTGTGTGTTTAATACGACTAAAAAATCAGTAGGCACACCAGCGGTTGCCATAGGTGGCGCGTCTGCGTTTACCGCAGGAGAAATTCTCCTTACGGGTTCAACCTGTGAGAACGGGTGTACGGCACTTGCTACACAGACCGGTATAATCAGCGCGCTTCCAACATACGCTGCGGCCGGTGGTTCTGGTATTCAGGCTACATAATTAATTTTGGTGCGCGTTAAGAAATATGGCGCGCGCCATAACTTTTATAGCGGAGATAAGGCATGACTAAGATACCTTTCCAAACAGATTTTACAGAAGGCAAAGAACTCGTGATGTTGCTCGATGGGATAGATGCTAAACGTATTATCTTCAACATCGACACACGAGAAATTTTTATTACATACGAAGATAGTGAATTTGCCGGGCTGGAAGATATGGGCTGGCGAGATGTTAAAAAACTTGTATTGAAACACGATGGCGAGTGGGTAAGTAAGAAAGCTGGCGTTGAGTTTCTTTTAGGGTTAGAGGAGTAGGACATGCCTTACATACCTGGTGATTTTTGGCGCATTTGCGACAGGTGCGGTCAGAGGTTCAGACAAAGTGAGACAATGAAAACGTGGGACGGGCTGTGGGTCTGCAAGAGAGACTGGGAAACACGGCATCCACAGGATTTTGTTAAAGGGAAAGCAGACAAACAATCCGTCCCTGAACCACGACCACAACCGACTGATTATTTTTTATCAGATAATGAAGTCACGGCGGAGGATTTATAATGGCTACATCAGGTTCATATGATTTCACTCTTGATAGCGACGGGTTAATAACCGAGGCCATGTTCCTGTTGGGGGCCTTGGCTTTAGAAGAGACACCGACCGCACAGGAGCTGTCCAACCACAGACGCACATTAAATATAATGCTTAAAGGCTGGCAGACAATACCGATAGGACTGTGGCTGAACCAGAAAATAACATTGTTCCTCGCTAAGTCTACGGAGTCCTACTTATTAGGGCCAACAGGCACAAATGCTTCTGCCACTACAGTAAAGACTGAGATGAAGGTGGCGGGGGTTGCTACCGACTTAACAATAGACGTTGATTCCATAACCGGCATTACCACGGGAGACTATATCGGGATAGAACTTGATGATGGTACAGTACAATGGACGACAGTTAATGGCGTTCCTTCCGGGTACACGGTTACTATTACAGCGGCTCTCACAGGGGCGACAGCCATAGATAACCATGTGTACGTATATACCACGAAGACTCAGCGCCCCATTAGTATCATAGAGGCGCGTAGGGTAAGCTCATCTGGAGAAGAGACACCACTGTTTCCACTCTCACGTTCAGACTATATGGCGCTATCAGATAAGAGCAACAGCGGTGTTGTAACACAATTCTACTACGACCCTCAGTTAACAGACGGTGCTTTCTACGTATGGCCAGTCACATCCGATGTGAAAGACACTATCAAAATGACTATCAAAAAACCTATAGAAGATTTCGATGCGGGTACGGATACAGGCGAGTTTCCTACAGAGTGGATAGATGCCATTGTATCAAACCTTGCTATCAGATTAGGTATCAAACTCGGGGTTAAACCAGACGCAGGGTTACAATCATGGGCGAGGGACAGTTTATTTTTAGCGTCCACATTCGATGCTGAAAAAGAATCAGTGTTTATGCAACCGGAGATGAGATAATGAGCATGAAGAGATCACATGAACTTCCAAGACTCAAAATTCTTGATTCTACGGATAGTGGACTTGCTCACAGCATATTGTTTGGCGAGGCTTGTTGTGGTAGCATTTTTAGAAAGGGCTGTTCTTATTTTAAAAACCTTCGCCCAGTTAAGTACGGCAGAAGGGTTCATCGCTCCTGCGTAACTACGGCGTCTGAACTTACCGACCATATCTTTCATATTGTCGGAGTGAGTCCCGAGAAACAAATGGTCAGGATTTACGCAAGAAGGATTGTCGCATTTGTGAAGGACACACATACCGTGGTAAGACTCATCATTTTTGGTAGGAAGGTCGCCCCCGTGTATCTCCCAGCTCAACCGGTGGCATTTATAAGCAACACCAAAACGGTTAAGTATCCCGTACCCACCTTTTTTGCTTTTTGCTCCTATCCAGTTCCAGCAGTCGTCTGGTTGGCCGGTATCAACCCTGTGCCAAAAGGCGCAAGGGAGAGAGCAGTAATTGGAGCTTGCATTCACCGGTGGAAAAACTTTACCACAAAAAACACACTTCTTACTTTTAAAAATACCATTTTTGGGCAACATAATCTTTTCTCCTTTTTTAACTATAAGTATCACGGTTTTACACTTATGTCAAGTGGAAATTGTGGGGTGGGTGGAACATGAGTATGAGCGTACCGTGGGTTGGGGGGGCATACGAGGGTAGGTCTAAGAAGATAAACGCCCAACAGAGCGTGAATTTATTCCCTGTTGTAGACCAGAATGACGCTAAGGTTATCGTGGCGATGTATAATACGCCCGGGACAATAGAGTTTAGTGACACTGGTACGTCTGCGGCGGTAAGGGGTATGCACATTCAGGGCGACTATCTTTATGCGGTAGTTGGAGCCGTCGTGTATGAGATAGATTCTGCGGGCGACGCTACGAGCAAAGGTAGCATAACGACTTCCACGGGGCATGTAGGCATGGCTTCCAATGGGGCGCAGCTACTTATAGTCGATGGCTCGGTAAACGGGCATTACATCGAGGACAGTACGCTTACAGACATAGCGGATGCAGACTATCCGCAAGCCACAGACTGCGTATTTTTCGACGGATATTTTATAGTCACTGTGTACAACACTGGCAAGATACAGGTATCACAGCTCTATAATGCGGCAGTATGGGATGCTCTTGACTTTGCCACGGCAGAAGCATCACCAGATGACCTTGTGGGCATAGGCACCACACGACAAAATATATGGCTATTCGGCGGGCTTACCACAGAAATATACTACAATTCAGGTAATCCGGACTTCCCGTTTGCGAGAGTCCCTGGAGCCATAATTGATATGGGTTGCCAATCATTAACCTCAGTAGCTGAAATTGAAGGAGTGCTATATTGGCTTACTCATAAGAAAACTATTGTACGAGGGGATGGGCATGGATTCAAGAAGATATCACCGCCGGGCATAGACTATCAAATATCAACGTACAGCACAACAAACGATGCTACAGGGTACACGTACACATTGGAGGGCAACACCTTCTATGTGATAACATTCCCGACAGCGGACGTTACTTGGGTTCATAATATTACAACAAATATGTGGCACCAATGGGGAACATTAGCATGATAGAGGAAATTAAACAGTCTGGTATTTTAAGCGACGAGCAGACAGATGTGATGATGGTTCTCGCAGAAGAGTTAACACATACGGTTGAGTCTGTCCAGACGCACAGGACTCGTACGGAGATGGAGGTGTCTGTCTTAAATGATTTACACCATCCGACATACGCGAGTAAATACTGGCAGTCAGTAAGAGAACAGAACGTGATGCTACAAGGAGTGGTATCGTTGTCATTCGACTACAGGACTGCGGCTGTTGATATAAAAATACTTGAACGAGACATAGACGAGGAGAGCGATGACCTCCTTAAACAATTACTTGTCATTAAGCAAGAGAAGCTAATGTACCAAATGTCTGAGATGAAGCGTGTAGCACAGCATAGAGTACGAGAGATAACAGAATGGTCGGATATCAAAGGGCAGCTTGCGGATAAAATGACACCAGAGGAGCTGGAAGATGTTGATAGTCACCAGTTAATAAGCTATACTCGGAGGTGGATAAACCAGAGCAGGTTGCTTACAAAAGAAACTGGCATTGCCGAGAAACAAAATTTAGTAGGGCAACTTGAGTCCGGGATAAGACAATGTGAAAAGCGCGGTCTTTTAGAGTTGGCGCTTAAACCTTACGAAGATGGTATGAAAGAAAGCATAAAGGAGCTTGTATGGGCTGGACAGCAAAAGGAGATATAAGCACAGCGCGTAAGTTCCTCGCAGCAACAGGGACTACAGACGCAGCGTTAATTTTCGGGGGGGACACGAGCGCTACATTCGAGGCTCCGGCGTCGGCTATTGCATCGACCGAAGAGTATGGCAGCGCAGTATGGTCGGCTGGTGGAGACTTACCGGCGGCAGTTACGATGCACGACGGGTGTGGTACGCAAACTGCGGCACTGAGCGTTGGGGGAGCAAACACCAGTGACACAACACTAACCTCGGTGTATTCTTATAATGGTACGGCGTGGTCGGCAGTTGGTAGCCTTAGCACCTCCACACGGAACTCAGCGGTATTCGGGACAACAGCGGCTGCGGTCAGTGCGGGGGGTGGTAGATTTTCAGGTGGATCGACATACCCACCACCGACCCAATCTTACAATGGAGTCGCGTGGTCAGCGGGAGCAGATGCCAACTACGAGTCAAATGGCCACATGGGTTCAGGAACGCAAACTACCGGGCTATGCGCCGGGTGTTACTCACCGGGATTTTAGGAGAATACTATGGCTGGAATGGGGAAAGGTACAGAGACTTACGATGGTAGCGTATGGTCTACAACAGGAGACACTTCGTCTGCACGGAAATTTTGCGGGGTAGGCGGTGACTCGGCTAACGCTATATGCTTCGGCGGGAACGAGGACGCACTGATAGCAACCACTGAACTGTTCTTAGGCTCAACGTGGTCTGCTTCGAGTGATATGAACGCAGCGGTTAAGCTATTGGGCGGCGCGGGAGTTATAGGCGCAGCACTGAGCGTAGGAGGGTTTAACGTCTCTGTGCAGGACGGTACTGAGTCATACATACAGTTCCTCGGCAGACACATAGGTATAGCAGGGATCGACAGCGGATCGCTATTTAACGGCAAGACACTTATAGGCGACCAGTCGAACGGTAAGATATACCAGTTGGACATGAATACATATACAGAGAATGGCACGAACATACAGCGTAAGAGACGCACTCAGATATTAAATAGAGAGCGCGTGAACGTGATGCACAATCGTCTCGAGGTGGAGTTCGAGCCTGGAGTCGGTCTTGATGTAGCGGAGGGCGAGGACGGGTATGATCCACAAGCAGAGCTTAAATGGTCTGATGATGCGGGCGAGTCTTGGTCGGATGGTATCTCAGTGAGTATCGGGAAGTACGGAGAGGTAGACACAAGAGCTATCTGGAGGTCACTCGGTAAATCACGGAACAGAATATACGAACTAACAATAGAGTCGCCGGTAAAGTGCGTAATTGTGGGCGCTTACAGTGACTTAAAAGCATGTAGGTTTTAATTATGGCAACTCTTCCAAAAGCAATGGTGGCGGGTGTTAACCTGACAGATGCGGCGTTTACATACTACACTGCACCGGCATCCACCAGAGGAATTATAAAAGCTACGTTCGTTAATGACCACACCGGCAATGTGACGGTTACTATTAATATAGTTTCATCCGGTGGTTCAGCAACGTACGCTAATAGAATATCCAAGGCACGTACATTATCGGCTGGGGAAACATGGTCTTGCTATGATTTGGCTAACCATGAATTAGAAACAGGAGATTTTATTTCCATGTTGGCGTCGGTTACTGCCAAAATAGGATGCAGGATTTCAGGATACGAGGTGACATAATGGCTACAGCATTAGAGAGAAAGATTCAGGGTTTAGTAGGATACCAAGCGAGTAGATGGTTAGCTCCGGCATCTATGGACAATAATTTCCAGCAGCAAGTAGACGCACAGTCGGAGCTACGGGCTAAGACTAAAGCCTCTGCTAAAGCGCGTAGCGGGGTTGATGCCACGACACGTAATTCTGCCAGAGCGCAAGCGTCGGCTATAAGTAGAGCGGCTGGCGTGAGTAAATATGGATACGGGGTCGCTCAGGGTAAGTACGAGGAGGATGGCGCTAAGTCTCAGGCAGAGACCGCGGCGGCTCGTGACAGAGCTAAAGAGGCGTTGAACCCTTGGAGACAAGCTGGCGTTGATGCTCTTGGTCAGATTCAAGAGAAGATAGCGGCGGGTCCAGGAGACTTTGAGGAGAGCCCCGGCTACCAATGGAGACTCAAAGAAGGGCAGAAAGAAGTGGAGCGAGGGGCATCTGCGAGAGGCGGCGCATTAAGCGGGCAAGCCGTGAAAGAGAGTCTAAGATATGGGCAGGGCTTCGCTTCTAATGAGTATGATAAATTCATAGACAGATATTATAAATCATTCTCACCGCTACAGAATTTATCTCAAGGAGGCTATAACGCTTCTACACAGCAGGGTAATATAGATACTCAGTCAGCTCGTGACCTTGCAGACCAGAGCTACAGATCAACCACTGGTGCTGCTCAAGCTGCAATAGGCGGTGCTAACGCCGAGGCTGGTGGCATAACAGGAGCTGCGGGAGTAACAGCCGCAAATGAGAAAGAGACCGCCGAACGTCGATATGGCTACGCGGCATTTAAAGCCGGGGAGGATTTCTAATGGTAAACTGGACAAACACAATGGCTACAGGGCTCGCGGCAAGACGACAATTTGCGGGCAAGGGTGGGAGCCATAAGGTAATGATGGGCGCACCGAGAGAGGATTTAGTAGACCGTGGTGACAGGCAGGCTATGCAAAAGGCGGCGGTAGCACAAGCAGAGGCTAATGTCGAGAAGACCAAAGCTACTACTGGGACTATAGAAGGCGAGTCTAAAGCTAAGATAAAAGAGTCAGGGGCCAATGCTGACCGAATGAACCGTGCGGGCGAGAAGAAGCCAATGACTCAGATGGAGAAAGCGGAACTGAAGAATAAGAGACTGTCTAATACAGCTTTAGCAGTAAAGAATATGCGTGGTTTTTTATCAAATGTGGAGACGGGGGAACAATTAGATGACCTCAATTTATACGTGTATGAAAGTGGGGCGTTACCGAGAAAACTGTTTATAACAGGTAAAGAATTTGATGCTAAATCTCCTTTAGAAAAGAAGGCTTATTTAAGCAAAGAGAGTTCAGTAGCCACCCCCATAAAACAGCTTAATCGTTTGGATAAACAGAGAGAGGCCGATGCTAAGATAGAAGCAGCAAGGCTTAAAGCGGCCGATACGAAAGCGGCAGCACTACTTAAAGCAACCTCGCTTAAAGAGAATAGGAGAGTTGAGAACGCGCAACAGACTATAAGAACATTAGAAAAGAAAATGCACCCTAATCAGTATGATACTGTGGAGCTATCCGATGGCGAACAGATTATGTACGACCAAGCAATGGGTGTAGTTGGTGAGTCTATTGGCGTAGACCCTGCGGCTGAACCAGAACCTGTAGGCATAGAGCAACAGGCGCAGGCTGAGGGTTGGACTCTGATGCAGAACGGCGAGGCGAGGGCATACCGTAAGCCTGATGGGACAATGGTAGACTTAGAAGGGAATCCAATGTAATGGACGGCGAATGGACACCAGTAGAGGCTAAAGCCCCGACAGACGGGTGGACACCAGTCGAGACGCAAGCACCGGCAGGCGAATGGACACCAGTGGAGCCAGAGGATACTGGCGGCACTCAGGCCGGTGATTACTCACGCAGTCTTGCCATAGGGCTTAATAAGTTCGGGCAGACTCTTGGTAGAGCTGTTGATGTGGCTGGTAACATACTGCCGGGCGAAGGATTTGTGGACAAGGCTGGCCAGTGGATAGAGAATAAATATAAAGCAGAGGAAGCCAAGGACGTTAAGGGCTTATCCCCTGCTATGCGTAAAGCGCAGAAACTAAGATACACAACGGACGATAAAGGTTTTACGAGCCTGTTCAAAGGTGACGCGTGGAAGAGTCCGGCTAAGGTGGCGAGTAGTTTATTGCAGTCAGCCCCAAGCATGGTGGTCAGTATAGGCACAGGCGCAGTCGCAACAAAGTCTTTAATAAAATTAGGAATGACACCGGGGTTTGCCGGGATAGTAGGATCGGCATTTGGTGAAGGAACAGTCGCAGGGTTTGAAGCGGGTAAAGACGCTTATGATACAGTTATGTCCGCACCGATAGAAACACTTGGTGAGACAGATGAATACAAAAAAGCTCTTGAGGCGACAGAAGGTGACGAGCAGAAGGCACGAGAGATTGTGGCCGACCATGCTGCGGTTAAGACCGGTGGCAAGGTTATGGCTGTTACTGCACTCGCTGGCGCTCCTTCAGGTCATTTCATGGGGAAACTTATAGGTGGTGAGGCCAAGGGCGGTATAGCCCGTAAATTAGCAACGTCAGGCGCACTCGAGGGGATACAAGAGTCCCCTCAGAGTGGGTTCGAGAAACTGGCGAGCAATATGGACGAGCGACAATATGTAGACCCGGAGAAAGATATATGGGAAGGCGTTAAAGAGGCAAGCACAGAGGGTGGAGTTACAGGATTTGCTATGGGCGTTGGAGGTGGTGGAGCCGGTCAGTTAATGCAAGTCGGTAAGCCAGACACGCAAGCAGCAGACGAGCAAGCCACTGTTAAAGAGAAGCGGGATGCGGCGGTAATAGCCAAGCTCCAAGACGCTATACAAGCCCAAGAGATAACACCGGAGGACGCGCTCGACTTGGTACGCAACCCAACACTAAAGCATTTAGAACCACAGGTGCAAGAGATGGTCGCACCAGAGCCAGAGCAGGCGGTAGAGCCGCAGGACGAGTGGACACCCGTGGACGAGGCGGTTGCAGATCTGACCGATACGAGCATACCCCAGGGTGAGGTGGTCGGCCTATCTGAAGAGCAGCAAGCCAAGGACGAAGTGGCTATGCTCAACGATGAGTTAGGACAGTACGAGCAGGGCGAGGTGGTCGATCAGAACGCACCTCAGGTTATAGAACCTGTCGTAAAGCCTAAAGCACCTGTAGAGCCGGTTGAACCAACAGAGACCGAAGATACGGGTGAAGAGTTTGTGCTGAATGAGAAGTCGAGCCTTATAGACAGCTTCAAGTATAATGTTGTGAATATGCTTGACCCGTTAAAGAAAGTATACAAAGCGATTAAGAAGGCTATACCAGAGAAGTCCGACATTATACTTGCGGAACAACTCAGGGTGAGTAAGACTAAATACGCGTTAGAAGAAGCGGATGATAATTTCTTTACACCAATAATGAAGCTTATAGGGGCGTCTGGCAATAACGTTACACAGGTAGATGAGTTTTTATACGCACGACACGCACAGGAGGCTAATGATAGGTTACGGCTCACTAATGCTAGGCACTGGCTTAAACGATTATCAAAGGCGCAGAAGGGGGGTAAGCTTAAAGCGGAATTAGCAAAGCTGGATACAATATTCGAGAGCGGGCCCATACCGACAAAGACTGTACAACAGGCGTATCTAAATCTACTTGAGAAGACATTAGCTTCTGTAAATACCAACAAAGAATTGGCTGTTAAAAAAGCGTGGTCTAAATTTAGTGAGAAACCTTCCGGTATGACTAACGCAGAAGCAGATAAGATATTAGCTAAATGGTCTAACGATAAGTCCATGACAGAGATAGCAGATATTTTTGACTCGATGAACTCAGATAGTCTTGAAATATCGAGGAGTTCAGGCAGACTTTCAGAGACAGAATACAACGCGATTAAAGGAACTTTCAAACATTACGCTCCTCTACGTAGAGAGGGGTTTGCGAATGGTAGAGCCAGTAAAGGTGTTGGGAAAGGCATTACTAATCTTGGGACAGACTTTATGCCACGTGGTGGGTCAACGCGTAAGGCTGTGGGCTTGCTTGCAAATGCTATAGTAAGTCACGAGAAGACAATTATAAATGCTAAAAAAGCAGAGGTTGCTAAAGTATTTTTAAAATTTGTTAAAGAGAATCCCAATAAAGACTTTTGGAAATTCGAGCCTACTAAGACACGAGCCACTTATGATAATAAAGGTAATATAAAGTACGAGCCTGCAAGAGAGATAAAGAAAGATGGCAGCGAGTTAACAATAAAGTCTGATGGTAAGATGTACACAATCTCGGTTAACCCTGATAACACCCACGCCATGAGAATACTCGATATACTCAAAAACAATAGGGACTCAGCGGGTCCAATAGTGGGGGCGGCGTTAAGGCTCAATAGACTGCTCGCCGCTGTGAACACCACATACAATCCTGAATTTATAATATCCAATCTTACTCGTGATTTACAGACCGCGGCTTATAATCTGAATGATACAGAAGTGTCCGGAATTAAAGGTAAGATATTTAAAAGTCTTCCTACGGCTATGAAGGGGCTGCGTAACCTTGCGAGAGGAGACGGAAAGCACGCATGGGCTGATACTATAAAACGATACGAGGCTTCAGGGGCTAAGATAGGTTGGATAGATTATGGCGGGGATATGAAAGCCAAAGGAGCGCAATTAGAAAGTGAGATAGACTTCTTTAGAAAGGGTCATATTACCAAGAAGACCGTACGTAAGTTAATGAATTTTGTAGAGGATTATAACTCTATTGTAGAGAATGCGATAAGACTATCAACTTTTAAAGCGGGATTAGATGCAGGGATGACAGACTCTAAAGCGGCTATCATGGCAAAAGATTTAACTGTGAATTTTAATCAGAAAGGTGCAAAAGGTTCTACAATAAATGCGCTGTATCTATTTGCTAATGCCGGTATACAGGGGTCTACAAGAATAATAGGCGCTATGAAGCGTAGCCCTAAAGTAAGAAAGATGGTAGCGGCATCTATTTTCTCAGCGGCTGGGCTTGCAGCATTTAATGGGGCCACAGGTGGAGATGATTATGATAAAGTAGACGACCATGTGAAAGCACGTAATATGGTCATAATGATACCGGGCGGGAAAGGGAAGTATGTTAAGATACCATTACCGTGGGGCTATAATGTGTTCTGGGCTATGGGTACGGAGATGGGTGATTATGTTATTAAAGATGACTACGACCCAATGGACGGGGCTTCAAGGATGCTATCCACAACTCTTGATGCCTTTAACCCTTTACAATCGGCCACGCTACTACAGACCTTATCTCCTACAGCGGTCGATCCGGTGGTTCAGATAGGAGAGAATAAGACATTTTTCGGTGCGCCATTGATGCCTGAGAAGAATCTATTTGATAAAACACCAACCCCTAACTCAGAGCGGTACTGGTCGTCTGTAAGCAAACCGGCTAAACAAATCACAAAGACTTTAAATGAACTCACCGGCGGGGATGAGATTAAACCAGGGGCTGTGTCATGGTCTCCTGAGACATTAGACCTTGTGTTTGATACATTCACTGGTGGGGCCGGGCGTTTTGTTACAGACTCACTTGCGCTTCCGTATAAAGCTATAGCAGGAGACTTAGAGATGTCCGACGTGCCTATGGTAAGAAGGGTTGTTGGTGACAAATCTAAATACAAGACGTACGAAGACTTTAATAAGAACGTATTAAAGGTCTATCAATTACACGAGCAGGCTGAACTATACCCGGAGAAACGGGCTGAAATTAAGAAAGACCCTCTTTATAAACGTATGTCGGCGGTTAAGCGGGCGGAGCATAGAGTAAAAGGACTTAAAAATAAGTTACGCATGGCAAAGACACCAGAAGACAAGAGAAAAATTAAAGACAGAATTGAAGCCTATAAAGACGGGTTTAACCAATTGTTTAAGGAGTATTTAAAATGAAGTTTTTATTTGAAGACCAAGCAGCAAACACCGCAGGCTCACAGGATACAGTAACCCTTAGAAACCTCGCTACACAACAGTATGTGAATATCTGGGCGGCAGGCACATTCGACGGGGCTACTGCTGGGCTCGAGATAAAGCCTGCCGGTAGCGCATTATGGATCACTGAGTCTGATATGGAGTTTACGGCTGAGGGCGTTAAAGCACTGTTGGTATGTCATGGTATGGAAATCAGGGGGACATTAACGGGTGTTGGCACAACCAGTGTAACTATGGGGGTGTCGTAATGTCATTAACGCGCAGTCTCACACAGGGTCTGACTCGTAGTCTCACCCGAAGTTTGACGGGGTTGGGTGGCGGTGGCGATACTGCATTTGCCTTTGAAGTAAAAACAGCAGGGGCAGACACATTCCAACTGCCTCTTGAATCAGGTGGGACTTATGACTTTAACATTGATTGGGGTGATGGTTCAGAGAGCGATATAACAGTTTACAATCATGCAGATACAAATCATTCTTACGCAGGAGCAGGAACTTATAATGTTAAAATAACTGGCACTATAACAGGGTGGAGATTCAATGGTCACGCAGACGCTTCACTTGTATATGAAATAAGTG